GTTGTCGTCTGGCTCGGTATCGGTAGCTTAGGGTTCGGGCGTGGCGAAGCGGATGAAGGGAAGGTGAGTAGGAGGGGGGGGGGGGTGGGGGGGGGGGGGGGGGGTGGGTGAGGGGGCTAGAGAAAAATCTGTCCCGTCGCCCACTTCGGTAAGGCTTCAATCGCGGCGGCAGTGGGCGCGGGCTGCGCTGTGCCTTTTTAGCGCGGCAATCAGCGCGTCGCGAGCGGTGTCGGCGCACTTCTGTGGCTCCCCCTTGGGGAGATTGAAGTTCTGAAACACCCCGAGCGCCATTTGCGCTGCCTGGCGGAGAGCGTCAGCGGGCGCGGGACGCGCCGCCGCGTGCTCCCGCTCTCCGCTAGCGTTCATTGCAGCAATGGAGTGTCTTCCATCGTCACAGAGAAGCAGCACACGACGCAGGCAGAACGGGCACTCAATGTCATCGCCTTTTTGCTCGCTCATTGAGGTTCCTCCAGCCCGCGCGGGGTCATACAAAAAGGCCCTGTTGCTCGTCATAGTGCTCTCGTGGCGCGTTTTTTCGGTGGCGATCGTACTCCGAGAACGGAACGCTCCGCCACACAAACCCGTTCGCCCACCGCGCTACGTCGCGGAGTTTCTGCTCGGTCCAATCGAAGCGTACATGAGGTCGGCGCTCTAGCGCATTGAGTTTCATATAAGGCTGAACGTGCGGCTCGCAGCCATGCGCCAAGACTTCCTCAATGCGCCCCATGCACTCGGCGAAGGGTTCGTTCCCAATGAGCACATAGACGCGCTTCCGTCGGGCGGGTTCCCCCTTGAGCATCCGCATCACCGCCAACACTTGCTCACGCTCCCGCAGTTCATCATAGGCGAATCGCCACGGGCCCCCGCCTGCATTGATGAGTGGACGCCAACGCCGGTAGACCTCCTCAGAAAAGGTGAGCGGCTCAAAACCGCTGTTCGCATCGCGCAGCACTACTCCTTCGGCGCGGTAGCGCGCGATGATGTGGTCTTGGTACTCAGCCGGGAGCGCGGAGAGATTGTTGTCGCAGAGCACGGGGCGCACCGGGAAGTCGGGAAGGAGGGTAAAGTCGCGGCCCTCCATCTTCGGTACGATGCAAAACCAGCAGCCCACCGGACAGCCCCGGCTGGCGATCGTCGCGTCAGGATTGTGACGCGCGATCGCATCGGGATACTCAGGCTGCACGTCGGCCACGTCGGCGAGGACGTGCTGCATCTTTATAAGGAATAGCGCCGGGCCGCCTGCGATGACGCGCCGCCCCAGTGATCTCGCGAAAACCGCCCGCGAGTATGCCTCATCGAGCTTCCATGTGAAGGCAACGGATAAGTAGGTCGTAAATCCGTCGTCCCACGCAGCAAGGCCACCGACCCATCCGGTCATAGCTGGGGCTCCGTGTCGGTGAGGACGACGACGGCGCGCTTCTGCCAAGCTTCCCATGCTTCGATGCGACGCCGCAGGATTTTAATGATGCCCATGTTCTCGTCGCGTTCCTGCTCCATCGCATTCAGCGCGGCCAAGAGGCGCAGCGCAAACTCTCGTGCATCGAGCGTAATCTCGTAACGCTGTGCGCGCTCCCATTCGGCCCGCAGCGTCTCGGCGGTGTCGGTCAGGCGACCTCCTCGATGGTGAGCACCACCCGCTTCGGGGTGCCCTGCCGCTGCTCGGGAATGCCGGTCAGGGTCAGGTGCTGCGGATCATCGTCTGCGATCACCCCGCGCTCCTTCAGGAAGTCCAGGCACCACTTGAGCCGGGCGACGCTGTTGTCTTGATCCATCACGCCGCGGCCGAGGTACAGAATCGCCGTCACGCGCACGCGCTGCATCGGGCGCTTGAGGCCGACGCGCAACCCGCGCTCCTGCACCAGCGCCCGCATCTTCCAGGCGTCGTGATGCCGGTTCTTCTGGGCCCAATGCATCCGGGCGTTGGCGAGGTTGACCGGCATCGGAAAGGTCAGCTCGAGCCGCCTCATACGCGATCCTGCTGGACGCCGTGGAGTTCGATGCGCTTCGGCTCGCGCCGGAAGCGTCGATACATCTCCTCGCAGTTCTCGCTCTGCGTGCCCCATTGCACATGCTTGGGATGAACGTGACAGCACGCCGGGTTGTCGCAGTGATGGAGGCCGTAGGGTTTGTCGTCTGGCGCGGGCCCCAGCGTCAGGGTGAGAGCCAGGCGATGGGCACGAACTACCCCGGTCCCGTTCTCATCCACTCGGAAGTGTCCGTACCCCCTCGTGTTCAACGCGCCCTTCCAGGGCCAGCACTCATCCGGTCCCCGGATCTCGACGTGGGACCAGAACCGCTCCGCGAGCGTGCGCACCGGCCAGCGGCTCACGGCAGCCTCGCGTCACCGTTCGGCCCGGTGGTCAGCAGCGCATCGCGCCGTTGCAGGATCGCTTGAGTCGTGTGATAGGGTTCGTAGACGTCGCGGCTGCCACAGCCCACGCAGCGGTCGGGCTTCTTCTTGCCGCGGAGCCAGCGCTTGCAGGCGCCGCACCGATAGAAGCGCGGCGTCTCAGTGCTCGCGCCGGCCACGCTGCCGTCCCGTCTGATAGGCGATCGCTACTGAAACCATCGTGAGTGCCAGCACCATGAGTACAAGCGCGAGCCGTTGGGAGAGGGGCGCGTCCGCCAGATCGCACGCACTACGCAGGACGGCGAGCATCGGCCTCCTCGGTGCCCAGCCGTGTGGCGCAGGCGGTACAGACCGGCTCCTTGTAGGGCCCCTTGGTCGCCGGCGCCCCACAGTGGACGCAGGTCTCTGGGACGATTTCCCCTTTGAGGCGCTGGCGGAACGTGGTGTCCGCCTTGCCCGGCACCTGGGCCACGACCTCCCAGCCGGCGCGCCCCTCGCAGTGCTCGAGGAACGTGGCCAGCTCCGTCGCCCACTTCTTCCACGCCGCTTCATTCGTCGGCGCGTCTTTGTGCGAGATCCGCAGCTCGGTGTGGAAGTCCGGCGTCATCCGCACGGCGACCAACGCCCCGTGGGGCAACACCGCCCAGGCCCAGCCGCCCTGCAGCGTCCACGCTTGCTTCTTGAGATGTGGGTAGAGGTCCGCGAGGGGCTGCCCCCAGCGCCGCCCTTCCGGCACGCTCAGGTAATCGGGATGTGGCGGGCTCAGTTGGTCCGCGCCTTGCTGCGGGCGTGCTGGTCGGCGGCGAAGCAGAAGCCGTCCACGCCCTGCCGCACACAGGTCTCGTCATCGCCGCAGCGCATCAGCAGCGCCGTCATCACGAACTCGGAGGTCTGCTCTTCGATGCCCCGCGCGTCCCCAGGATCCGCCCGCAGGGCTTTGAGCACGCGCCGGCGCTGCGCTTCTACGAACTCGACGCGGATCATGTGTCGGAGACCGAGAGGATCTGCCCACAGCGGAAGTGAATCGTCGCGACCACGGTCACGAAGCGGTCCCCGACGTACGAGGAAAGCGCCGTGCCGACGATCTGCACCGGCCGGCCCTTGGCGTACTTGTTCAGCCACTCTTGCGCCGTCGCCAGGGCCGCCTGGGTCGCGTCCCGCATCAACGGGGCCATGACGTCCTTCATCGGGACGTCGCCTTTCACTTCGCTGGTGCCGGCGCCCACCGACCAGGTCAGCTCCTTGGGGTCGATCATTCAGAACGGCTCGAGGTGGGCATCACGGCGGATACGGAGAAGACCGGCGATCCGGTACGCGACGTTTGCCCCGGCTTCGTCGTGGAGCTTGAGCAGGCGGTCGCCCTCGAGCGTGGCGATCTGTTCACAGAGTTTATTCTCGGCGCGCTTGGCGTCGCGTTCAAGTTCGGCATCGCGTTCAAGCAACGGCAACGAGGGCGGGAGTGAGCGCTCCACGCGCGGTTGCGCGCCGGCCGTGGTCCGAGCCGCGCCCCCGTCGTCCGCTACCATGCGGGATCCTCCGACGCAGCAGCCTGGGGGGCCGGGGCATCCTTGGGCCCGGGAGATTCACCACTCGGCGCCGGCGGGGTGGCCGCCGGCGTTCCCCCCATCTTGTCCCGCAGCGCCTCGACCTGCTGGGCCGTCCGGACGGCGACTTGCGCGTTCAGAGAGGCCGGACTGTCGATCAGGGCGCTCGGGCTCTGCACTTCCCCGGTCTCGCCGCGGAGGTCCATCTCGATCGCGGCGGCCATCTCGGGCGAGAGCGGGAGGTACTTGGCGAGCCGGCGCACCGCCGTCTTGCGGGCCATCTCGCCGTACCACTTCCGCCACGTGTCGCCATCCCGCATCCGGCTCACGGCGCGGGCCGCCTCCACCTCGTCACGTGTCAGCACGTCGAAGATCGGGGGGCCGCCGTCCTTGTAGAACGCAATCGCGTAGGCGTGCGTGATCTTCTTGTCCTCGGTCTCGCCCCTCGGGACGTGCTTGATGAAGGGCGCAGTGCCGAGCGCGTACTCGAAGGCGTCCCCCTCGTAGACGCAGCGGGCCTGCACGTCGCGCACGTCACCGCTCCGGCGGGCGAGGTCCTGGTAGCCCTGGTAGCCGATCTGCAGCGTGCACTCGGCCTTGTAGGGGATGAGCCAGCAGTGGTGTAGGGGGCCGCTGATCTCGAGCCCGAGCCGCGCCGCCGCCATCACGGCGAAGAGCACCGTCTTGGGCTCGCACTTCTCGAGATCCGGGTTCTGCGCGAGCGCCAGGCGGACGCCGGTGATGACCTTGTCGACGTCCACGTGGGCGGGCAGGACCGCTGCGATCTGGCTGCGGGCCGCCTCCACCTGCTGCTTGAGCGTCAGCGGCGCCTTCTGGACCGCGGTGCTCTTCATCGTAGTCGTGGCCATGTCCGCACCTCCCTTCGGGTAGAGTTACGTCGGTTCGCCTGCCGGCAACAGAGCCCGGTAGCCGCCCTCGCCTGCCGCCTCGTCCATCATTTCTCGCTTTCCGCCTTATCCCTGGCCTTGAGGGCACGGCGCCACGCCGCCGTCAACGTCCGGTACGGAATCCCCGAACTCGTAGCGAACCCATACGTGAGCACTTCGGCCCGCTCGAGCCGCCGGTCCCAGACCGCCTGGTAGAAGTCCCCGTCGAGTTGCCCCAGCACACAGTCACAGGGATACTGCAGGTCCAGGGTCTCGACGGCGATCTTCTCACGCCAGTGCGGCACATTGGCGTTCAGCCACTCAATCCCGCGTGTCACTGCGGCCTCCGCAGCTTCGCGCTCCGTCACGGCGCTCATTCGTCCTCCGGGCCCTGCGGCTTCAGGAAGTATGACCGGAACGTCTCGAATGGCTTGCCCACCTTCTCGAATTGGTTGAAGTCCACACCGCATTTCGCCAAGTCTTCGGAGATGCCGGCGATGAGATCCAGCGGCACAGCGGGTCCCTTGTACTCTGCCAACGCTGCAAAGACCTTCATGCGGTCCAGTGGCTGGGACGCCGCGAGGGCCTTCTTGTCGAACGTCACGCGCCCCGGCTGCTGCTTCCAGTACACCCGGAGGTCGCCGCCCTCGTAGACGCCGAGGCTCCCAGCCAATTCCTTCACGCGGCTGATCGCGGACTCCTCGACCGCCTCGGCACTCTCGCGCAGCGTCCGCGCCTGGGCGAGGTTCACCGCCGCCTCGGCCCACTCCGGGTCGTCCCGCTGGACGAGCTGGCCCTCAATCGGCGGCATCTCGTCCAACTCGGTGAGCGCGGCGTGGAGCATCCCGCTTGCTGGCGGGGGCACGACCTTCTGCACATGCTCATGCCAGAAGCGCCGCTCGGCCTCGAACAGCCCCTCGATGAAGGCGTCGTCCCGCTCCACATCGAAGTGAACGAGAGACCACAACTCGCCGGAGAAGATCGCGTAGCTTCCCCACCTGTAGCCCCACACACCGAGATTGTGCTGCATCTGCAGCAACCAGGAGGATGGTAGGCCCTCGCGCTTCACCCGACTGAAGACGCGCATTCCAGGAGCCTTCACCTCCAGCAGTCCCGTCCCCCGATCGTCGCCGTTCGCGAGGATCTGCCGGTCCAAACTGCACGCGATGAACGGGTACTGGGGATGCCGCCGCAGCGGTTGCCGACGCAGCTTGCGGCCGGTGATCGCGCTGTAAATGTCGCAGGCGATCGGCTCCAAGAAGCGCCCCCGCTGCATCGCGGGCGTGTCCGGCTTGGGAGGCGCAAGGCCCAGTTTTTCGTTGTAGAGATCAAGCGCCGTGCGGAAGGGATCGAGTCCCACGATCGCACCAGCCTCGCTGCCGCCGATGGCCGTCTTCCGGGCTTCGAGCCATGCAGCTTCATCCCGATACTGCGCCGGGCCGCTCATAGGAGTCTCCGTTTGTCAGGATGGTACTTCCGCCGTGCCTCGGCATTGCAGGTGGCGTGATAGGCGAGCACTTGGCGGCCAGCCCGGCTACGGCCGTTGCGGACGAAGACGTGCATCTTGGCTGGATCGTCGTATACGCCACAATGACGGCATCGTAGCCAGTCTGCGTGGCCCGTCGCTTTCAGCGCCCGCGCGCGGCGATGCAGGATGCTGTGATAGCCTTGGTCTTCGCAGATGACCAGATTGCCAAGACTGTTATCAGTCGGATCGCCGTTAACGTGATGGACGACGGCTCGGTAGGGAAGCGGGTGGCCAAGAACCCGCTCCGCGATGGCGACATGTTCACGCTTGTAAACAAACTGCTTGCTCATCGTCCCCACCTCTGTACACAGCGTTAGGGCATCACCGTCAGCCGTTGCAGTAAACTATCGTCGTACCGCCGCACCGCTTCCTCGAGGCTCATCAGCCGCAGCACGCCGGCGGCACTGGGCTCGCGGCCGGGCGACCGCTGCAGCTTGAGCTGCCGGGCGTTCCAGCGCAGGGCGCGGAGTTCCTTCGTCGTGATCGGCAGGGTGACGCGCTGCGAGAGTTTGGCCATGAAGTAATCATACGTTTACGGGGGGAATCTTGTCAAGAGCTACAAATGTAGCTGGGCTATAGTGGCATTTAATGATATCAAAAAAAAGCCGAAACCCCCTGCTGCCTCGCGGCTGCCGGTGGTGCGGACCACACCGGCGCAGGGGGCTCGGGAACGAACATGCCGTGTGCTACCGCGTAGGCAGAGCGTCAGCCTCTTTGGGGATGCCGCCCCTCGAGGGATCACACACGGCACGCTCATCACAGCTTCGCTTCTACGACCGCGACCTGCAAGGGGATGCGATGCCGGATGACGCCGGGTTGCAGGTGAAGGGCGTCCTTGTCGTGCCCGCTTCAGCCCAGTCGCTCGCTCGAGACGGAGCCCCGTGGTTCGTGTCCCTGTCGGCGCACGGGATCTGAGCCTACTCGCTGCGTCATCCGACCAACGTCCGGCAGGCCGCCCTGATCCTCCCATCTCTGTTCGCGGCGGTGAGCTGACGACCCTTGCGGGTTCGCAGAGGATTCCCGACGCGCGAGCGTGCCTGCCGAGTGGCGGGGGCCGGCTTTGCTCCGGCGACCTCCGGGTTATGGGCCCGGCGAGCTTCTGGGCTGCTCTACCCCGCTGGTCCCAGCTTACCTCGTCTCCTTCGAGCTGTCAATGGAGAAGTGGGATCCGCAGGATCCGGCGCGTGACCGCGATCGTCGCGCCCCAGGCAACGCCGTGGCCGGCCGCCGCGCCGAAGCCGACCGTCACGCCCCACGGGTAGTCGCGGACCTTGAGCTGCGCGGTGAGCCGGCGGCTCAGCGTGTCGGCCTCCGCAATGGCACTCGCGGCTCGAGCTTCGCACGCCAGGACCGCCGCTTCACAGCGCCGCACCGCCGTCGAGTCGTGGACGGCGATCTCGCGCAGCAGCGTCACAGTGTCGGTGCGCTGACCCGTCGAGAGGAGCCGCCGCAAGCTGTCGGCCGTGGCGTGCTCGCTGGCGCTGGCCGCTTGAGCGCGCTGCTGCAGCACCAGCATCTTGGCGCGGAGCCGCACCAGGGCCGGATGCGCCACGAGGGCCGCCTTCGATGCTTCCGTGGTGAGCCGATCGTGCAAGTCGTATAGGGCGGTGATCTTCCCGAATGTCCAGAAGATCAGCGCCGCCGCGATCGCGCCGGCCACGACGTAGCCGAGGAGCCGCCCGGTCAGCGCCTTCATGGTTCCCCCGCGAAAGGATCGACGGCCTTGGCCCAGCCCGGCACGGCCGGCCGGATCTTCACATAGCCGTTGCTCTTGATCGCCGCCTCGCGCGTCGTCGTGCCGGAGCCGCCGCCGCTCGCCCCGATCGTGTAAGTGACGGGGCCGACGACCGCCCAGACCATCTCGACGTGGCCGATGTGTGGCGGAGAGCCGCGATTCCAGAACAGCAGGACCCCAGGGCGGATCACGGTGGATGCGGGAAAGAGCCGGCTCAGGTCGTTAGCACTCCAGTCACCATCCCGCGGAAGGCGGCCGGCCGCCTTCAGCCCCTCGATGACGAGCCCCGAGCAATCGAAGCCGGTCAGCGGGTCATCGCCACCCCACAGATAGGGCTGGCCGAGTTCCTGCTCGGTGACAAAGAGCGCGATCGCGCGGGCGCTATCCGGCGACATTCGGGCCTCCGGGATCTGGCGGCTTCGGTTGACCACCCGTGAGCCGGCCGATGAGGGGGATGCGATCAGCAAGATGAGTCCAAATACGGCCGGTCGTCGCCCGGCCCAGCATCTTCGGCGCCACGCATAGCCCCACGATGATGACGACCACCGTGGGAAAGCCGGGACTGGGCGGCGCGGGGGTCGAGCGCGTCCGCGGGAGGATCTCGACGAGCAACACGTAGAGCACGCCGATCGCCAGACCGGCGAGGAAGCCAACGTCCTCGATGACGCGCGAATGTTCTTTGCTCATCGCTTCCCCCGATCGTGAAGTTCGAGCTCGTGCAATCGTGCCATGATAAGGGTGTAGTCGCTCGCGTATTCGTCGTGACGCCAGTCACGGAGACGTATAATCTCCCGCGTGTTCTCGGCCATCTGCGCCTCAATGCGCCCGAGCTGCTCCGCGATGTCGCGGGCCCCTCCTCCGTTGAGCGATTTGATCGCCGTCTCGAGTGAGGCGACGCGCTCGGCCAGCGGCGGCTCGGCCTCCAAGGAGGCGACCCGTTCGCCCAGCTTGTGCGAACCGTTGCTATCGCGCCGCTTGATAAGTGCGTGTATCGCGTCCTTCAAGAGCACGGCCAGAAACATCGCAACCGCCCAAGCGGGGCCCTCTGGAATCGCGGCTATCATGGAATCCGAGTCCTCCGGCGCGGCATACCCGGCATCCCGAAGCTGGGCCGCAGCGCCGGTGGCGTCGCGCGCCGGCGCCGCTCGGCCTCGCTCTCTTCCCCGCGGCGGATGTACGTGCGCACATCCTGGCCGGTGAGGAAGATACTGTCGCGCCGAGCTTCCTCGAGCACGGCACTGGCCGCATCCCAGCCGCCCTGCTCGTAGGCGGCCTTTACTTGCTCGAGCCAACCGATCCGCGCGTCGCGGTAGTCCGCGATGACCTCGCGCTCGCGGTCGATCTGGTCCTGCCGCTCGGCCTGCGTGATTGACTGAAAGCCCGCGGCGAGGCGGAGCGGATCGCCGGCCGTCGTCGTGTCCTGGATGATGCGGCCGTAGCTGTCCCGGATGACGTGCTCGTGCGCCGCGGCCCAGGCGCGTTGCAGCCGCTGGACGATGACGGGCTGGAGCTGGCGCGCCGCGGCGGCCCGCCGGCGAGGATCCGCCGCCGTCAGCGCATCCGCCGCCTTCTTGATGAGCCCAGCCGGCACCGGCATCCGCCAGCCCGAGGGCCCGGTCATGCCGATGTGCTCCGACAGATTGATCCCGAAGAGCCCCAGGATCCCGTACTTGAACGCGGCGAGCGAGCGCGTCGCGTTGGCCGGCCCGAGATGATCCCAGAGGGCGCCCCACGGCGTGTCCTTGCGCCCGTTCCGGTCCCGGAACCAGCCCGTTTTCCCGACGATCCAGTTGAGGACGAAGAGCGGCCACGTCGCCATGAGCCCCGCCGCGCCGATCCACGCCCACGTCTGGAACGTGAAGGCGGCTTTCTGCCGGTAGTTGCCGCGGCGGAACACGTCCTCTGCGAAGAGGAGTTGGTTCAGACCGTAGAGCTGGAGCTGGCCGAGCACGCGACCCGCCGGGTTCCGCATGACTCGCGGTGCATCGGCCATCGAGAAGTCGAAGTAGGTGTCGCGTACAAACCGCGTGGCTGCGGCTTGGGCATCCGCGACGGCGCGGCCGGCCGCCCGCTGCTCGTAATACTTCGCCAGCGCCGTGGCCGAGCGCATCGCGTCCAGCGCGGTGTTGAACATCCACATCGGGTGCCACCACGCCTCGCCTTTACCGCCGACACCCCGGGGCAGGTACTCGGAGACGGCGTACGAGGGATGCTGGAAGCGGATCCCGGCGGCGTCGATCGCTGCCGTGGACTCGGGGCTTCCTTTCACGAGTTCGGTGAGCCCGCGCCACGCCCACTTGTGACCGTCCTGCTCGAAGGCGCTCGGCACGTTCGTCATGTACTGAATCGTGTGCAGCACCGGCCAGACCGGGTTGTAGCCGCCGAGCCAGAAGGAGACGAGCCGCTGCCACATGCCCGCGCCGGTCTGCAGGGGGATGGGACCGCCGTAGCCGCGCAGCAGGTGCGTCAGCGTGTTATTGATGCTCGTCGTCAGCTCGCCCGGCACGCCCTGGACGCCGGCGACGTAGGCCTCGGCCCAGTCGCGCCAGCCGCCGTCGTAGGGCAGCGTCTCCAAGAGATCGGTCGCCGCGTGGCGGAAGGGCTGGAAGGCGAGGTAGCGCGCCAGCCGCCAGTTGTACGTGCGGATGTACTTCGAGAAGTCCTTCTCGTAGGTCTCGAGGTGGACGGCGCGGTGCTGGCCGTGGGCGAAGAACCGGGACCGCGGGCGGATCCTGACCTTCCCCGCCTGCATGGCGACCTGGGCGGACTCCTCGCCGGCGACCTGGGCGAGCTTGGACCGCATCGCCATCCATGCCTTCCGCGAGAGGTGCACGCCGTAGTCCGGCAGGTAGGCGTCCCGGACGATCGTGATGTCCTCGTGGTACTGCCCCGACTCGAGGAGGAGACGGGCGTAGTCCAGGGCGTCGATCCGGTCGGTGAACCGCTTCGTGAGCGGCCCGGCTCGCACCTTCCAGTCGCCCAGGTGCACCTCGGGCGCGTAGGCGTCGATCCCGCCCTCACCGCGGAGATAGGCGAACGTGGCACGGAGATCGGGCGACTCCATGTAGGCCGGCTTCGCGACACGCGCCTTTTCCGCGTTGAGCTGCTCGTAGAGGGCCTGCCACTGCTCCCGCGTCGTCGGATTCGAGCTGATGCCGTGATCGTCCGCGACATCCAAGAGCCGGCGGCGGTTGACCGGGGTCGTGTCGAAGTCGGGCGCCGGCATCCCTTCCGGCCACTCCGCGAGCGCGGTCTCTAGGATCGCCTTGGAGCGCCCCCGGAGGACGAGCTGGCGCATCTTCCCCATGAGGCGCTTGTCCTCGAGGAACTGCCGGCGCCAGGCGCCGTGGGCCGCCGCGACCTTCGCCGGTGTGCCGGGTGGGAGTTCCTCGGTGCGCGCGACGGTACGCAGCAGCCTGTCGAGATGTTCCAGCTCACGCTTGTCCAACGCCTTCTCGGTCTGACGCACCAGCGCCTCCCGCTGGTCGGCGTAGCGCGAGAGCGCGAGGTGCGCGTTCCGGCCCAGATCCACCATCCGCTCCCCGATCCGCGCCGCCGCGGCGGTGTCGGGATTCTTCGAGTAGGTCAGCCGGTTCATTGCCCACGACGGCGGCAGGAAGTAGTTGGAGATGAACCCCAACCCCTCGGGCTGTTTCTCGGCGTAGATATGCGGCGTGCCGTCCACGTCCGCCTTCCGCAGCTCGGCATCCACCTCGGCGTCGTCCATCTCACGCTGCGACAGCCCCGCCCCGGACTCGCTGATCCAGCGCCGCACGTTCTCCACGAGGTCCCGCTGCGTGACGTCGTCCAGGATTCCCTGCTTCACCGCTTCGCGCGCGACGTCGCTGTCGCTCAGGCGCTCGGCGTCCGCGTGCGAGAGTTTGAGCGCGTCGACGAGCTGCTCGCGTAGGGACTGGTTCATCGCTGGTGACAGCGCCGCAGGGGGTTCCCCCTCGGGTGTCCCGGCCGCCTCGGCCAAGGCGTCCTCGAGATCGACGACGGCCGGGCCGTCCTCCGCGTCCTGGGTGCCCTCCTCGGGAATCCCGGCCTCCTCGGCCACCTCGTTCGCCTCCGACTTGTCGAGGTCGAGTTGCCGGTTCAACTCCTCCTGTCGGCGCGCCAGCTTCGCCAGCGCCTCGGCCTGGGCGAACGGCTCGTCCTTCAGGCGGGCGAGATCGGCGGCCTGTTTCTGGAAATTGGCGAGCCGGTCGATCGCGTTCTGCCGCTCGATCGAGAGACGCTTGGGGAGATACTCGAGGGCCTGCACGACGCCCTGCACTGTCTCCGGCATCGGCGTCGCGTAGCTCTGCTCGCCCTGCAGCATCATCTGGGGATGCCCGAAGGACATGGTGAACATGAGGTCGAGCCCGGCGTACTTCCCGAGCCGCACGACCTGCGTCGGGTCGCCCGCCGCCAACTTCCCGCGGAGATCCACGAGCCGGGCGCCGGCCTCCGGCCGGCCGACGAACGTCTGGTCGCCCAGCTTCACCGTGAACGCCTTGCCCGCGACGTCGACGAGTTTCGCCTGATCCGCCGCCACGTTCGCGATGTACTTCTCGAGTCCGGCTTGGCGGTCGGGCATCCCGGCCAAGTCCTGCCGGATTTGGAACTGACGGTCGCGGTGCGACGATGCCAGGCGATTCAACCGCTGTATCTCGGCGTCGACCGATGCCTTCTCCATGACCAGAGGATTCCCGGTTGAGATGGCCTTGATCTCCGCGAAGGTGAGCGCCCGCCCGTCGACGTCCTCGATCGTCCGGGTCGAGGCTTCGGCCTTCATCATCTGGTCGCTCGAGCGCGCCTTGCGCTCGAGCATCTGCCAGATATAGCTGTCGAAGCTCCCTTCGGTGACGTAGTGGTAGATCTGCACCTCGGGGTGAGTGTTTCCGCGGCGCAGGATCCGCCCGTCCCCCTGCTCGATGTCGGCGGGCCGCCAGGGCGCATCGACGTGGTGCAGCGCCAGCAGCCGGTCCTGCACGTTCGTGCCCATCCCCATTTTCTGAATCGAGCCCATCATCACGCGCACGCGGCCTTCCCGCACCCGGCGGAACAGCGTCTCCTTCCTCAGATCAGTGTCCGCATCGTGCACGTAGGCGATCTCCTCGGCGGGGATCCCGCGCGCGATCATCGCCCGCTTCACCTCGCCGTACACGTCCAGCTTCTCGAACCCGGGCCGCACGGCGTTCAGGAAGATGAGTTGCGTCGCGCGGTCCTTCGCGTGCTCCTGCCAAATCCGGTGGACCTGCTCGGCCACGGCGGCGATCTTGCTGTGCGGACCCTCGTCGAGCATCGGGTCGACGAGCCGCATGTCGAGGGCAGCGAAGCGGCCATCGTGCGTGATCTTCAGCATGTTGTCGACGGTCGGGTCGACCTGGCGCGCCTTGATCGCCGCGGCACGCTTGACCAGCGCCTCGATGTACGCCTTTAGCTCCGGTCGGCCGGGCACGACGACGGGCTGGGGCTTCCCGCCCCGGAGTTTCGGGATCGGGAGGTTCAGGTCCTCCGCCAGCTTCACGTCCGCCATCGCGCGGAAGAGCTGCGCGAGTTCGCCTACGTTCTTGAAGTAGGCAAAGCGCGTATTCATGCGGTACCCACCGCCCGAGGGGGCCAGCTCGAGGGCGGTGCGTGCTTCCCCGAAGGCCGCCGCCCAGGCGTCGAAGTGCTCGATGCCGCGCTCCCGGAGCAACTCGGGCTGCAGGTAGCGCTGCATCGTGAACATCTCGCTGATGGTGTTGGAGATCGGCGTCCCGGTCGAGAGCACGAGCCGGCCGCCCGACTGGTCGAGGTAGCGGCTCTTCAGGTACATATCCATCGACCGCTGCGTGAGCTGCCCGGCGCCGGGTACGTTCCGCATCTTCGTCATGAAGTACAGGTTCTTGTACGCCTGCGCTTCGTCCGCGAAGAGGTAATCGACGCCCAGGTGCTCGAACGAGAGGAGATCGTCCTTCGCCTCGCGGTTCTCGATCTGCTTGAGCCGGGCCTGGAGCCGCTTCTTCCCCTTCTCGATGAGCTTGGTCAGGTCACGATTCCGCCCCTCCTTGGCCTCCCGGGCCGCCTCGACGTACTGGCCCAGCATCTCCTTGATGAAGCCGGTCTCGAACTGCTTGCTCATCGGGATCCGGGCGAACGACGAATGCGTGATGACGATCGAATCCCAGTTGCCGGTCGCCGCCCGAGCGGTAAACTCCTTCCGCGCCGCCGCGCCCGCCTTGGCGAAGGTCCGGTCGTCCGCGACGAGGAGCCGCGCCGCGGGGTAGAGCTTCAGAAAGTCCCGCTGGAACTGCCCGACGAGGTGATTGGGTACGACGTGCATGGCCTTGTGCGTCAGCCCCAGCCGCTTCGCCTCCATCGCCATCGCGGCCATCTCGTAGGTCTTGCCGGCGCCGACGACCTGGAAGAGTCCCAGCTTCCGCTGCTGCAGCCCGCGCCAGATCGCGTCCTTCTGATGCGGGAGGAGCTTGATCGCGCTCGAGGAGCCGGGCAGGGTCAGGTACGAGCCGTCGAAGCGGGCGGGCCGGAAGTTGTTGTAGGTATCGTTGTAGACCCGGTGCAGCCGCTTGCCGCGGATCTCGTCCTTCCAGACCCACTCCGCGAAGCGCTCGCGCAGCTTCTGTTGTAGCTCGCGGGCCGCGATCGTCTCCTTCTCGTTCAGGATCCGCTGGCCGGGCTCGGGGCCCGGATCGTAGACGGTCGTGGCGATCTGGTTTAGCGCGTCCTCAATGAGACGCACCGCCGACACACGCTGGGTCCCCCATTCCTTCCGAGCGACGACCGAGTTGGCGACCTCGTAGGGCGCCTCGACCGACCAGGCGGCTTCGACCGGCAGGTAGGCGACGCGGACGCGCCGGCCGTACTGCCCCTTGCCCAGCGTCTCCTCCACGAAGTCCACGACGTCGTCCGCCGGCACCCAGGGCGCGCCGGGCGACGCGGCGATCTGGGATGGCGGGACGTCCTCCGGCTGCACCTGCTCCAGCGCCTTGACGTTTTCCTGGAAGCGCGGATCCGCCTTCGCCGCCGCCTGGGCGGCTTTCAGCTTCGCCCGGACGTTCCCCGACAGGTAGTTGTCGGCCGTCTCGAGCCCGCCGGCGGGGTCCTCGTAGATGAGGCCCCGCAGCGCTTCGCGGACCTGCTCCGCCGGTTGGTGCAGCAGATCGCTGATCCGGTCCATGTCGACCCGGCCGCGCTCGTTCAGGACGGCGAGCAGCGCGTCATTCGGCGTGTCGGCTTTGATGGGTGGCTGCTTCTCGATGACGCGCTCGGTGAAGATCGCGGCCTTGGGGTAGGTCCCCGCCTCTTCGTTCACGTCCTCGAGCGCCGCCAGGAGCGAGACGTCGGGATCCTCCGCAAAGACCTCGAGGTTGGGCCGGCGCAGCCCGGCGCCCGACTTGACCGTCTTGTTGAGGGGACCGTACTTGCGCGCCATCGGGTCGTAGGCGGCGGCGAGCTTCTTCCGCGCCTGCACCTGGCTGGCGTCGGGCTCGTCCTCGGCCTGGGTGCGCAGGACCTCGCGGGCGGCATCCCGCACGCGGACCATCGCCTTGAGCTGGCCGACCCGGGCGCCGGTCACTGGCTGGCCGTGGAGCTGCAGCTCGCCGCCCTCGAGCCGGTAGCCCACCTCTTCGGACGCGATGCGGGCCGTCGCCTGGTCGGTCGGCTGGGGCGGCAGGGCGTCGATCACGTCCTCAGGCAGGTTCGCGATCGCCTGCTTCATGGCAGCGGCCAGGTCCTCGCCCTCCCGCGGCTCGACGGTGTACTCCTCGCCGCGGTACTGGGTGCCAGTCATCGCCTCCGTACCGAGCACCATCTCGGGGTGCTCGCTGAAGTATTCGCTTCTCGGCACCGTGACGCCGCCGACGTCGCGGGGCACCGAGTTCACCCAGGACTCGCCCGCGGGCCGCTCACCCTCGAGCCGCCGGCGCAGGAACAGAATGTCCGCGACGACTTCGGTGCCCGCGTTCGCCTTGAACGCCGTGTTTGGGAGCCGGACGGCACCGAGCAGGTCCGCGCGGTCAGCGATATAGCGGCGCCAGTTGGTGTGCTTGCCCGAATCCATCGCGTAGCGGCTGGTGATGACGGCCACGACGCCGCCCGGCCGCACGTGATCCAGCATCTTCGCGACGAAGTAGTTGTGAATCGGGAAGGCGTACTTGTTGTACGCCGGGTCGTGTACGGAGTAATCGCCAAACGGGACGTTGGTGATCGCCGCGTGGTAGAACGCCTGCGGCAGCGCCTGCTCCTCGAACCCACCGGCGCGGACGTCCGCGTTCGGGTAGAGTTGCTTCAGGATCCCGACCGTCGTCGGGTCCAGCTCCACGGCGGTCCACCGGGCCCGGGCCGGCCCGAGTCCCAGGAAGTGTCCCACCCCGGCGCTAGGTTCCAGTAGGCGGCTCTCGGTCGGTAGACCCATCCGGTCCAGACCGTCGTAGATCGACCGCACCACCACTTCGGACGTGTAGTGCGCGTTCGGCGTCGACGCCCGCGCTTTCTCGTACTCGTCGGGCGTGAGTAGGTCTTTCAACTCGCGCGCGACCTCGCCCAGCTCGGCGTGGCTCACGTTGAACGCCTGCGGCAGCGCCCCCCAACCCACGTACTTGACGAGCTGCGCCTGCTCCTCCGGCGACGCCTGGCGGCCCTCGCCGGCGAGCTGCTTCAGGAGGCGGACGGCGGCGACGTTGTCTCGGGCTTTGGTGAGGAGTCCGCCTGCGCCCAGGCGATCAGCGGCAGTGATCCGGTAGGGCGATCCCCGTCCTGGCCCGCGCTCTCCATGAAGCGCTGGTCCGCCTTCGACGGCACCAGCACCCGGTCGTGCAGCACCAACTCCCTCGCCCGGTCCTCGAGGCTGTTCTCGTATTGGCGCGGGTTCCCGTGCCGGGATTGCTGGTAGGGGTCGTGCTTCCGCAGGTAGTCCAGATGGCTCTGGTGGTCCCGCGCCGCCGCCCGCGCCACGTTCGACAGGTGCGGCTGGAGCTGGCCGCTCTGTTGGAGCGCCTGGTAGAGGTCGGGCCGGTTTTCCTGCAGGCTCTCCTCGTGGAGCCGGCGGTACAGCGCCTCCTTCGGGCGGCTGGACGCCGGCGGGGATGTACGGGGGCTCGGCAGTTTCACGTGAAATCTCCTCCTCCTGGGGCGCCGCTGGCGGGGCGATCGGGCCCTCCTGGGCCCCCCCGGGGGCAGGTGCCGGCGCTGCGGCCTCGCCACGGGCCGCCACGGCCCGCCGCCGCTCAATCTCGACGGGGTACTCCTCGACGCGGCGCTCGACCGGCGGCTGCCGGGCAGCAGGACCGGCCCCAGATTCCTCGAGCGGGGGCGGTGGCTCCATCATGGTGCCCTGCTCCTGTAGCACGACGCCGAGCTGCTGCAGCCGGGTGTTCTGCTCCGGCGTCCGGGTCGCCAAGGCGGAAAGCTGCGCCGCCTCGTTTTCGATCGCCCGTAGATCGGGGACTGGGGGTTCAGGGGCCGGCGTTACCGGGCGGCTAATAGGAGATGGGGGGGCCACCACAGCCGGAGCCGCCGGCGCTCCTGGGGCCGCAGTCGGGGCCGGCCCCCCTTCCGGCACTTTGGTCCGCCGCCCGCGATACGCGCGCTCCTCAGTCGCGACAGCGGGCTGCTCGGGCGCTCCTGGCGGTGTCGGCTTCGCCTCCGGCGGCTGGGGCGAAGCGGCAGGGGCGGGGCGCGCCGCTTGGGCAGGAGGGCCTTGCCCCAGCGCCTCAAGGGCGGCATCTCGAGCCGCCTGCAGCCGGACGAACTCCTGGACTGCGACGATCGGGTCGGCCGAGCCACCGTGGGTCGTTCGCACGGCTGGATCAACGTCGGGGTGGCTGCGCTTCGCCGCTTCGCGGAACGCTGCCTTGACATCGTCCACTGTGGCCGTCGCGGGATCAAGTCCCAGATCCCGGAACGCCTGTTGCGCACCGGCCGTCGCCTCCGGGCCGCGCACAATCTCCTGCCCAGTCCGGGGGCGCATCGCCTCGCCCGCCGCACGGCCACCCAAGTACATACCGCCGAGCTGGCCCAGCGCTTCGGGATCCCGCATCCCGATCCGCTGAAGGAACGGCAGCGGATTCAGGCCCTGGACGAACGCCTCGGTCTCCGTGGGACCCGGCGCTTGGGACTGCGCGGCCACGCTACGCACGTACTCGACTGCGGCTGGGCCGTAGCGCGTCGCCGCCGCCAGCGTCAGGGGATTGCGCGCCTCCTCCGGCGTGAGGTCCGCGAAGACCGCCTTGATGGCCTGAAAGGGCAGCGCGGCCACGGCGGCGATCCCCTTGCCGATGCCGAGGCCGAACCCCAGCGCCCTGGTCCGTGGGCTCTCAATGTCGAGCCGCAATTGCTGGCGTCCCCGTTCGCCTGCGTAAGTGCGCGCGGCGCCCTCTTCGAGTTCGGCCTCGCGTGCCGCCTCGTTCAACGGCTCGCTGGTGTGCGGATCGTAGCGCGGCGGCTCGGCGTACTCGGGGAAGCGCGGGCGAACACGCGGCGTTCGGCGAGCGGGAGCAGGAACGAAGCGGTGGCCTTCCCAGTGGCCGGCGTCCTCCGGGCCACGTGCGTACTGCGATTCGATGGAGAATGTCGGATGACCGTGCTGCTTGAACGTGTCGGGCCAGTGGCCTTCCGGGCCCCGGCTAACGCCAGCGAGGAACGCCCCGCGGTAGTCGTAGTGGCTGTCAGGATGGTCAAGATCAGTGATCTGATTCTGACGAGCCCATGCCTGGAAGTCCGCCTCGCGCTCGGGCGGAATCGGCGTCGTCTCCGGCCGCAGAGCCGCAACAGGGGCGACGGGCTTCTTGGTGCGCCAGTCAGCCGAATAGCCCGCGAGCGGATCCTGCTCTTCAGGCTCATCCTGCCAGCCGACGTGATACCCGCGGAGGGGGTCGCCCACGGGCTAGTCCGGGTCTACGATGTAGCGAGATTCATCCCACTTGCCGGTGTGCTGCAGGTAGGCTTTCTGGTCCTTGGTGACATGCCGCGGCGACGTCGTGCCGCCCTGGCCGCGATCCAGCGGCGGCGTCCCGAAGCGCCGCGAGCGTCCGAGATGACTATAATCCCCCCGCATGACCTCGCGGGCCGTGCGCATCCGCGCGGGCATCGAGAGCTGGCTCGACTTGATCTCGCCACTGATCGGATCGCGCTGGCTGTACGCCTCGTCCACCTGCGCGAGGGCCTGTTCCATCGTCAGCTCGCCGCGCGGCTGGGTCTCGCGCCGACGCAGCGCTGCCAGCTTGCCCTCGTAGTCCAGCGCTTCCTCCTCCGACTGCGGCTCCCAGCGCTGGCCCGCCCGCCCGTAGGCGCGCTGAATGAAGGGCGCGATGTGCTCGGGATGATCCGCCAGGTACATCGCCAGCTCGGGCGTGATGCCTGGGATATGCGCGCCCGTCAGCGCCGCGACGTCGCGACTGCGGCGTCCCTCAGGCGTCATCGTGCCCTGGAGATGGTAGCCGCCGCCCAGATCGACATCGGCGGGGTTGTGCGTGCCAGTGACCGGGTTGAAGGCGCCGGGAAGCGCATGGGCGGTGCCCTGCACCGGCGTCATGTCGTAGATGTCGCCCCCCCGCCGTGGCGCCGTGAAGCCCGGGTCGATGTCGCGTTGGGGGCCAGGCTGAGTGAATCCCGGATCCACGTCGCGCCCAGGGCCAGGGAGCGCGAATCCCGGATCTCGGTCCGAATAGACAGACCCGCGAGAAGGGACCTGGGCTGGGGGCAGCGGTTGCGTGGCCGCCGGCGGCGCGACGCCCGGCGCCTCCCCCGGGCCGACGATGCCATGCTCGCGCGCGGTCGCCCGGCGAATCGCATCCTCCAAGCCCCAGCCGCCCTGCTCGTGCGCGAAGCGCGCCTGCTCCTGCGTGTCGAGAATCCCTTGGCGGCGGCGCGCCTCGCGACGCGCAAACGCGCCGGCGATCTGGTCGCCACTGGGGCCGTAGGACTCGGGCAGGACGCGCGGCCCGGTCACGCGAAGGCTTCCCCGAGCCCAGCGCCCAACTGCGCACCGAAGGGTCCGCCGATGGCGCCTCCCGCGGCGCCGCCGAGTGCCCCGAACAGCCCGGCCTTCCGCTTGCGGTTTGCGTTGTCGAGCGCGGTCTCGTAATCGCGGTTGCCCGACAAGGTCTCGAGGAAGCGATTCTCGCCCGACTCATAGCCGTACTGGGACGCACCCAGGCGCTCGCCGTACAGCCCCAGCGCCTGCGACCCAGCCGCGTTGGCGATGTTCCGGTGGAACGCGGACTCGAGATCGCCCTCGTAGGACGTGCCGAGCTCGCCCAGGCCGACGCCGCGCGCGATCTCCGTCTCCTGCGTGCTTTGCATGGCCTTGCGAAACTCGGGCATCGCCGCCGACATGGCCGACTCGATGCTCTGGTTCAGCGCGTCCTGCCCGCCGCTGAGAATGTCCTCGTACTCGCTAAACTGGCCACGCGATCGCGCGCCCAGCGTCGTCGCCTCGTCCGTCAGGAGCCCGGCCGACCGGGTCGGCCTGATCTTCCCGAAGAGACCCATGTTAGTTCGCCTCGGCCCCCAACTTAAGATATGCCGCAGCAGCTTCCAACAGTGCGGGCTCGTCACGCATCAGACCGATCGCCTGGTTGCACCTATCACAGAGCAGCCCACGAACAAGGTTGGTCGCATGGTCGTGGTCGACGTGCAGTAGCTTCCCTGCGGCTCGGGGACGCCCCCGAGTGTGGAGATGGGGCTGACCGCCGCCGATCGCGCAGGCTCCTCCGTGCCGCTCGAAAAGCACGTCATACTGCTCGGGTGTGATGCCGTACAGCCGGAGCAGTCGAGCCCTGCGCAGTTGGGCTCGCACCTTCGGATCGTTTCGGTAACGCGCTCGACTGTAAGTCCGCACTCGCTCTTTATTGCCAGGCTTGTTCAGCCATTTGCGGTGCCGCTCGCTGGCCGGAGTCATCTTAGGACGCCCTCGCGTAATAGCAGACCACTACAACGTCGGAGGCAATCAGGGCCGTGTTGAAGGTTATCACCTTTCCTGCCACGCTGTACGCAGGCGCTGCCACGTTCGAGAGTAGCACGCCGTTCTTGAAGACGTTGATGTAGACGCTGGTGCCCGGGGGCGCGGCCGCCTCGACCGGGTTCTGCGCCAAGGTCAGCGTCGCCGCAGCAATGCCCGTGACGTCTTCCCGCTCCAGGCGCGCCAGCGCCCGGACGTTCTGGGACTCCTCAGCTTGCGGGAGCGGGATCACCGACCCGTCCGAATCGGCGCATAGCCGTACTGCACGTCCACGAACTCCGTGGGGCCGAGCAACGGATTGGTCCGAACGATCGCCGCGATGCGATTCCCGCGCTGCATCGGCCAGGACCGCAGACGTACGATATCTTCTGTCCCGGCCGGTGGCGGCCCGCCACTGAAGAGGTAGGGCCCGAGGAGCATTCCGTCGATGACGGCCGTCAGTTCGATCACGTAGCCCATCGTGTGCCGCACGATCGCGGTAATCCAGCGGAAGATGCACTCGCCATCGTCGCCCAGGGGCCGGTCGTCCCAGGTCGATAGCTCGAGCTGGTAGGGATCGCCGACCTGGCCGAAGCCGATCCCGGCTCGGAGGATCCGGCCGCCGGCCGCCTCGCCGAGATAGAGGTAGCCAGCCATCTCAGTGCGTCACCTGGTTGCTGAGAGCGAAGTTGGACGCAGCGAAGCCAGTCTTGACGTGTCGCACCTTGGCGCGGTACAGGCCGCTCGGTCCCCAGTTCGCGTAGTACGTGCCGACGCCTGGAAGCACCGTTGCGTGGAGGGTCTCCGCGTTGGTGATGCCGAACCAGACTTCTGTCGAAACGCCTGACTCGCCCGAGTTGGTCCACTTGATCTGTCCGTAGATGCCGGCGACCGCGAGGGCCGCATTTGTCGGCGGACTGAGTTGGCCGACCGTCGCAAATTGACTCCCGGCGACGGGTCCCAAGTACACACTCGAAATGCCGTTCCGAATGTGCTTGGCGCGCCACTCGTAGGCGGTCGTCCCGATGAGCCCCGTGAGTTGAAAACTCGTCGTGCCGGACGGGATGGTGCTGCTCGCGATGATCCACGTCCCGGAGCCTTGGGGCGTTCGGTACTCAAGCTGCGTGACGACATCTGGGGCCGTGTCGCCATTCACCCAGTGGGCCGTCGCGATGGTCGTCCCGATGCCATCCGTTGATGCGGTCGTCGGCGGCCCCGTTGGCGCCGGCGCCGCCGCGGCAAAGATCGGGGTTAGGAACGCCGCGACGCTCACACCGACTCCGAGGTCGCCATCGGGTCCCAAGATCGCCTCGCGGAGCACATCGTAGGCGCAGAGGCGGGACGCCCGGCCGCTCGCCTGGTCCTGGTAGAGCCACACGACTTGATCGGCGTTGGTGTCATAGCCGGCGACGATGTTCTGCTCATTGATGACGCCGGCCAGCGTGGCCGCCACGCGCGGCCACAGCGGCTCCGGCGGCCCGTAGCCCAAGACCCGCATCGGGCCCCGATGCGACCAGTAGTAGAGGTAGCCGTTCGGGCCTGCGACGGCCGCGCGCACGCCGGCGAAGCCGTAGCTGTCGTCGATCGGTCGGCTCTTATCCCAAGAGTTCCGGCCGAACCCCGTCACCGGCCAAATGGAGAAGTTGGTGCCGGCATAGAGGACCTGTCCCGCGACGACGACCAAGACGACCTTCTCTCGCACCGAGCGCACCCGGTGGCCCACGGCGAAGTTGTCACTCTGCGCCATCGCCCCGAAGAAGGGCGTCGAGAAGCGCAGGAGTTCCGGCCGGTCGCCGTCGTTCGCCGCCTGCGAGCCGTAGCCCCAACCCCACAGGTGTTGCTGGAAGCTCACCAGCCCACGGAAGTAGGTGTCCTCGATCCCCAAGCCGCGCAGGTCCGCCTGGAACGCCGTCAATGTGGCCGGCGAGACCGTCGTGTCGAACTTCATCGTTTTGAAGCTCGAGCCGGCCGCGTTATGCGCGAGATAGGCAACATTCAAACCCTCGGCAATGAGGACGGCGGCTGGGCTCCCCGCGCCGATCCAGATAGCGGCCAGGACGGGCAAGACGTTCGTCGTCCCCTGTAGCACCTTCATGCTGTTGTACCAATCCGTCAAATCGTCCTTCAGCCAATAGAGGTAGAACTTCGAGGTGATGGTGGAGTGGCCCACAGCCAGCGCGCCGTCGCCAAATGGCACTAGCGCCACCACGCTCGTCACGGTGGCGGGACTGCCCTGATCGTCCTTCAACGTTAGGGCAACCTGAGTACCGCCGCGGGCAAGGAGTCGACCCACGCCGTCGAGCACAGCATTGCGCGCGTAGCGGACGACCGTCTTACCCTCGACAGTCAGAGGATTGGCGGCGTCCGTCACCCCGCCAATCCAGGGTCCGAGGCGTTTCGTCAGGAACGGCACGCGCTACGCCTTGTCCGAGCCGTGGGGTGGCACGCCCGACGTCGGCAGGATGAACCGGCGAATCGCCGGGCCGACGACGTGGTCGAGGTACTGAAGCAGATCCTGGAAGACGACTTCCTGCATGGCCGTGAGCCGCTTCAACTCCTCCGGGTCGGTCTGGGCCCGGCCGACGTCCTTCTGGTGGAAATAGATCGCGAGATCGTACTCCAGCCAGCTCGAGAAGCGATCGGGCACGGTGATGGGCTGCGACAGCGCGCCGGCCAGGTCAAGCTCGGCCGGCCGATAGGCATATACGAAGGTCAGGTTGACGGCGCCAGCGGCCCCCCACTCCGATCCGACCTCGTTCAAGACCAGGCCCAGCGGGTAGGCGCGTGGCGCGAGTTCCGCCTCCTGATCCTGGTAATCGACCACATTCACCGCCGTTCCGTCCGGGAGCAGCACGCCCTTGTCGAGAAGCCGCTCAAGCGGTGGAACGAGCGTCGATAGGTCGAAGGTGCGACCGGCGGCGCCGGCCGTCGAGGGCTGCGTCTGCCGGTTCACGTAGAAGAAGCGGTTTTCCTGCGCGAGCCGCGTAAAGACCTGCCCTTGGCCGAACTGGATTCGGGGCAGGATCTCGCTCGGGGCCATGCTCGTGAACGCTTGATTGGCGTCCGACAGTCCCAAGGCGCCGAGAAAGACGTCGTTACAGGTCTTCGGCATCAGAGCGTCCCGTAGCCCGTCAGGCGCCAAGCCGCGCCGTCGTACTGCACGTCGACAAAGGCCGCCGTGCCGCTCGGGATCGTCTTCAAGCCCCCCACGTCCAGGGTGAAGGCACCCAGGCCGGTGCGGACGATGCGGAAGCCGGCTCCGTTGACCGCGCCGGTGGCGGACAGCGTGACGACGCGATTGGCGCCGAAGACGGTCGCGAACCGCTGGGTCGGCTCGTCCACGCCGAACAGCAGAGTTACGCTGCTGTCCCCGCGATCGGCGGACACCCGCGGTTGCGTGTACTCGATCACCCAGGCTGCGCCGTCCCAGCGCTCGATCGAGCGGGTGCCCTTGTTGTAGACCTTCTGTTCCGTCGTCGGCGTCGGGAACCGCGCCGCGCGGTCGGCCGCCGACTGGACGGTCGGGATGGCGTCGACCAACTGGGCAAGCTGCATCACCACACCTCGCGAATGTAGGACGCCTGGGCGCGGGCGCTGGCCCCGAAGGCTCGAAGGAAGATCTCGTGCGCCCGATCGCGGTCCTTCGCAAACCAGTCGACGTTCACCGCCGGCGCGTCTGAGAGTGCGGCGCAGCGCATCGCCATGAACTCCGCCGCCGCGGCGACGAGATACTGGCTGGCGAAGTCTGGTAGGAGCACATAGTCGTCCAGCGTGACGAAGTCCGCGAGACTCGGCACGAGCCGGAGGTCGATCGAGAGGGCCTGCGTCCAGTCCTGCAGCGTCCCGGCGAGGAAAAGCTGGTCGTTCTCGAGCCAGGCCGTGTAGCTGGGCCCCCACAGGTAGCGGTTCTTGTAGGTCCGCAGCGTGAGCGGATTCGTCATCGGCGCATTGCCGGAGCCGGAGGCCGTGCGCACGCTGCCGCCGATCACGCGCTCATGCGGTGGCAACGGGATCCCGGCGTCGATGATGACCTCGAGCGGGACGGCCAGGTTGATGTACGGCACGCCATTCGCGTCGAGCGAGATCAAGTACCCGCGACGCAGCGCCTTCGGCGGCAGCTCCGTGACGGCCCGAATGCTCTCGTCGCTTTGGAGATCGGGGGCGACGACGCGGAAGACCGAAGTCGTGTCGGGGATGGTCGCCCACTGCTGGCCGTCCGCCCCCGTCGAGATCGTGAGCGTGGTGCCGGTGTTCGAGAGGATGACGCGCTGCTGGCCCGTTCCCAACCCCGCGACGATCGCGACGATCGCGTTCACAAACTGCCCGGCCCCCCATGCCATGCCCACGCGCGTCAGGGTGAGGGCCGTCGCGCTCGAGACGGCAATGTCGGGGACCAAGATGGGCGCGTCCTCCACGTCCACCTCGATCGCGGGCCCTGCGTCCGTGCCGAGCACCTTGAGGTTCGCGCCGGCGACCTGACCCGGCAGCCCGCCCGGGGTCCCCGCGCCAACCACGCCAGGCGCATTCGCCGGCTGCACGGCGAAGGCGATACTGCATTGCAGCGCCACGCGGTTCGGGTCGAGCTCGGCCCCTTCGGTCAAGGCGCTCGACTGGACGTCGGAGAGGTAGGACAGCACGACCACGTCCGGCACCCGGCGCTTGTGAAAGGCTGGATGCCGGTTCCGCGCTTGATTCACAACCGAGCGGACCTGGATCGCCACGTCAGGCCGGCGCGGTGGTGGGCTTCAACGCGGCGGCGAGACGCTCCAGGATCTCGACGCGCCGTGTGTTCTCGCTCTTCTTGTTCTCTTCCTTGATGAACAGCCGCAGCGCCTCTTTGCGCGGGCCCTCGGCGCGCTCGAACTCCGTCTCGATCATCGTGTCGAGTATGAACGGATTGTCCTCGAGCGCGTCTTTCAACTTCTCGAGCGCGAGCTGCGACTTCACCGGCTTCGGCTCGGGCTCGGGCAGCCCAGGCTGTGGCGAGGGCGGGGGCGCCGCCGGCTCGATGCCGTGCAGGGCCGCCAGGCCTGGCTGGTCCTTGAGCTGCTGCGGCGTCGGCCGCTGCGGCGGCGAGTCCCCGACCACACCAGGGCCGAAGTAGTCGATGCCCTTAGCGACCTCTTCCTGCTCCAACGCCGCCGCCGCTTCGCCGATGACGAGCGGCCCGAATACGCCCTTCTTTGCCATGCGGTCCTCCTCTGGTTACGCTGCGCGGCTCGGCACCAGAAACGAACGTCGCCCGCGGAACGTGTGACGCCAGATCTCCGGCATGGCGGCCTGGACCGCCTCGCGGATCAAGCGCTGCCGCTCCGTGAGCGGCACCGAGGCGTCGGCCTGCTCGTATTCGGCCATCGCCTCCTTCTGCATCTTCTCGAACAGGGTGCGCGCGAACCACCCCATCTCCTCGTAGGCCAGCACCAACTCCGAGTCCAGGTCGCCGGCGAACCAGAAGAACTTGGGCACGAAGCCCTGATACGCCAACCGGGCCAGCCGGTGCCGTTGGCGGAACATCTTCGCCCGCTGGAGGAAGGCGGCGGGCTGCTCATGGGGTGCCAGGAGGAGTGGCGTCTCGCTGTAGCGCCGACAGCGTGCCGCGGCGATCGCGTTGCGCGCGCGGTAGGGATCGACGATCCCGACGAGCCAGGCAGGCTTGACGACCGCCACCGGCTTGGTCGCCCACTGGCGGCCGGGCACGGGCCGGTCCTCCAGCTCCATGGTCGGCCCCCACCACAACACCTCGGTCCGGGGGTCCACGGCGCGAAGGCCCCGAACCACCTCGTCAGGCGCTACGCGCGACGATGGAAAGTCGAGGCACACCGAAGTGCTCCCGCGCGTACAGGAATGACATGCGCTCGTGCAGCCACTTGTGGTAACCGGTGCTGCAGATCAGCAGGTTCGAGCGCCGATTGTCACGCTTGTCGCCGTTGATGTGATGCACGCATTCTCCTCGGCGCAGTCGGCGGCCGAGCGTCTGTTCAGCAATGAGCACGTGCTCCGGCATCCGACGTCCGTGCCGCCCTGGCCGCCGCAAGTCGGGCGGCGCCTCCACCATTAGGTAGCCTTTCGCGTTCGGTCTGTTACCCGGGCTCGCCGCCGCAAAGGCATCGTGGGCACACCCTTCCGAGCAGTACTTCGCATGACGATAGCGGGGCCTCGTGAAGACGGCCCCGCATCGGCAGACCATGCGATCGACTGGGCCCATCATCACGCCGCTTCGTTATCGAGGGGAAACGGGCGGATCGTGACGGTGACCGCCACATTCGTCAGGGTGCCGGTGGCGTTCGTCGTGAACTTGCACTGCAGCACGTCCGTAAACTTGCCGCGCCGCAATGCCGGCGCGACCAGCACGCCCTGGACGACCGTCGCCGCGACCGGCGTGATGAGCCCCGTGAGGACCGAGACGCCGCCGATCTGCACGTCCGCCTGCGCCGTCGCCACGATCGCGGTGCAGAAGACCTGCACGTTCTCGACCTGCCAGCCGTAGAGGGCGTACGGCGGTTGCCCGGCCGGATAGCCCTGGTAGGGCGTGAGGGCGCCGAAGAGGACCGCCGCCTGGTTGATGGCGATCGAGCCAAAGGCGAAGGTAAGGGGATCGCGGACGAACGCCGCGAATGGATGCGCCTTCCGGTCCGTCATCGCCACGAGAGCCTCCTTGTCGGTGCGCCCCAGACAGGGGAGCGGGCCACCCCCGCCCCCCTCGGGACAAGCGCTAACCCGCCGGGCTCAGGTCGTGACGAGCCCGTTGCAGCGGAAGTTCTTCCGCGGCGCGAGATTTCCCATTTGCATGTACATGTTGCCGACCGCGAAGTAGGCGTCCTTCCGCCCCGTCGCGTCCGTCACGCGGTTCCAGACGGCGCCGGTGGTGTCGTCCCACTGCCAGCCGCCGAGGGTCCAGCGCTTGAACGTGTCGAGTTGGAGCCCGAACGTGAAGTTGGTCGGGCACTTCCGGCACGCCTTGAGCGGCACGTCGCGATCGCCCAGCACCACCGAAAGGCCGAACTTCCCCGGCCGGTCGGCGCCCTGCCCGAAGCCGCCCTTGTAGCCGGCCGGGTTGGGGTAGATGCGGTCGCCCTTCAGCGACTTCCAGTACCCGCGGGCCCCCGAGCGCGAGGTGATGATGACGTCCGGCTTCCCCATGCCCTTCAGGAACACCTCATCGTCCGCGAAGACCAGCAAATCCTCGGTCAGGACCGAGTTGTAGGGCACGGCGGTCGAGTCGATGGGGATCGACTGGAAGAGGATGTACGTGCCGCGCGCGAGGTTCTGGAAGGTCGCGAGGATCGTCCCGTCGTCGACCATCCCGAGGAGCCCCATGATCTCGCGATCGGTGCCCGTGCCGTCCTGGCCCGAGGTGCCGGCCGCGTCGCCGGGGAAGAGGTAGTCGTTCACGGCGAGCGCGGCCTGGTTCGCATCCGTCGTGAGCCGACCGGCCACGCCCAGCGCCGGGTTCACGGCCAGCACCTGCGCCGACTGCGAGGTTCCCGGGTTCCGCAGCGGCGAGCTGTTCGCGTTGGCCGAGGCGACGATGCGCATCCCCTCGAGGAAGTTGAGCCACGCGGGGCCCGCGCCGGTGACGCCGAAGCTACGGTCGACGTCGATGTGGGTGCCGTCCGGGAGGGCGTTGACGCGCGCGAGCGCGCCGTTCCCGTAGCCGAAGAGCATCCGGTCCAGCTCGTGATCGACGCGCTTCACGAGATCGGGCATCGCCCGCTCGGCCCAATTCAAGTAGGCGCCGAGATCGCCCTTCACGCGCCGCATCACGTCGCCCGTCATCTCCAGCACGCCCTGGATTTTCTTCAGGAACACGCGGGAGTTCTGGATGACCGGGCCGTCCGCGACCGGGATGTACTCGTTCTCACCGCGGGCCCCGACACCGGCCGGGAGCTGGAAGTATTGGGCCGTCTCGATGTAGCGGCCCCCCGTGGTCTCGTCCTGCTTGACGTTGTTGTCTTCCTCGAAGAGCGATAGCAGCTCCGAGTCGTAGACGATGTCCTCGGCTACCGGCTCATTGAAGAAGATCTTGAGGGCTTGGTTGATGTCGGAGGCGCCACCGGCGTTGAACGCGGTGGTCGTCGCCCCGATCATCGGAAGGACTAGGAGGATCCGCCGGAGACCGGCCGGGTCCAGCGCCGCGACCACGGCGAGAATCGCCAGCAGCGCGAGGCGCGAGCTCCCCCATTTCAGCCACTTCATACGGGCCACCCCCGTCAGAAGTACGCGAGTCCAGGAAGGGGCGTGCGGCTACGAACCCAGGAACATCTCCTTGAGCGACTGGATCCGAGCCTTCACACCCTGCTTGCGCGGCAGCACGACTCCCGCAGCGGGGATGCCGGCGCCCCCTCCGGGGACGGCACCTGCGCGACGACGAGCGTTCGCCTGCGCTACCACATCCTTCCCGGTGCGCGCCGGCTGCTGGGCGGGTTTCCGGGCGGGGGCGCCGTTGCCACGGGCCGCCGACCGGGCCCCGACAGGCAGGGGGGCCACTCCGGTCTCCTTCAGCCGCTCGGCTGCTTCCTCGGGCGTGATACCGTGAAGGGCCAAGCGACGTTCTAGTATGTCAGGGAGGTCCTCGACGCGCAAGTTGGCGGCGCGAGGATTGGCCAGGATGTACTCGGTAACGTCGCGCTCCAGGTCCTTCGCGAGGAGCTGGGCCGTCTCGCCGTCCATGTCCTCGGGGATGATGCGCTGAATCCCCTCGCGCACTTGTCGGCCCCGCTCGCGGTAGGTCGCGCGCCGGTCGAGTTCCTGCATCGAGGTCGAGCGCCGGGCGAGGCGGGCGTTCTCCAGCTCGAGCCCCTTCGCTCGCAGCGTCTGGTCGTCGCCCTCTTCTCCGAAGGTCTCGCGGAGGGCCTGCTGGACGTGCGGGAGCGTGTAGAGGTAGCGGGCGAGATCGGCTTGAACCGCCGGATTGGTGCGCTCGATGATGAGGCTGATGGGGTCGACGCGGAGCGCATCCTCAAACTGCGCCAGATGCTCTTCCCGCTGGTGGACGGTCTCCATCGCTTGATGGAGGTTCTCGCGCCGCAGATTCCCGCGTACAAGCGCCCGGATGCGCGCTTCGACGTTCGGGTCGTCGATGTCGACGGCGAGCGGCTGCTCGCCGTCGCGGACCGGCGGCAGTTCGATCGGCTGCCGTTCCGCGACGGTCTCTTCGCCCTCGGCCGGCTTCTCTTCCTCGCCGGGCTTGGCCGGCTCCGCACCTTCCTTGCTCTCCTCGGTCTCCTCGGCCTTGGGTGCGGCGCCCGCCTCCTGGCCTTCGCCACCCTCTTGCCGGTCGATCTCCTCGAGCGCGTCCTCGACTTCGCGGTCCTCGAGGAAGGTCACGGTGGTTTCCTTGGTGCCAATGGGCCCGGCCGGCCGCTCACCTTCATGCGCGCCAGCACCAGGCTGCGGGACGCCGGACGCTTCTCCGATCTTCGGCTCAACCAGCTTCGCCGGGGCGGCGCCCTTGGCGATCGCGTCGCGCGCGGCCTGGGCCGCCTCTGAGGTCTTCGACATGCGCTACCTCCGATTCAGTTTGCGCGCGACCGCAGGATTCTGTCGGATCGCGCCGCGCGCCGGCGCCCCCTTCGGGCCCTGCTGCATGGCCGGGCCGGTGATCTTGTCCGTTGCGACGAGATTGCCGGGCCGGGCGCCCGCGTATCCGCCGGTGCCCTTCGCCTGCTTCCGGCCGCGGGCGACGCCGAAGTGCGCGGCAGGCCCCGGGCTGCCGCCGTGATTCTCGTCCATTGTGGTCGTCATGTTGGTCGCGAAGCCGCTGCCGTGGAGCCGGATCGACGGTCGTGCGCCGCCCTCGGCGGATCCTGTGGCGGTCGCCCGGCCGCGCTCCGTGGGCCCGGGGCGCGACGTGCCGGAGTTGTCGAACGCCTTGGGTTCCTGCCTCCCTGCGACGCCGGCACTCGCGCCCTTCGCGCCCGCGACCTTTTCGTGGGGCTGGACGTTCAACTCGTCGGCGTTACTGAAGGCGTCTTCGGTCTCGACGGCGCCGGGATTCTGCGCGTCCTGCGCCTGTGCCTGGGAGAGATGCGGGCCTTCGCGCGTCGTGCCGGCGTGCGCGAAGCCGCCGTTCGCGGGCGTGTGATCGTGCCGCTGGCCGCTCTTCCCGAGTCCTTTGGTCGCGGCGTATTCGTGCAGCGCGCGTTTGGACATGGAGAGCATGGACTTGTTCCTTGCGTAGAGCTGCTCGGGGTGGTGCTCCGCGATCGCCGCAGCCACACGCTGCTTCGGGGACGTGGCAGGCATCAGGACCTCCAGGGTCCAAGGTAATGCTTCAGCACATCAACGTCCACGCAACCGGCCCCAGCCCCCCGAGCTGAACCGCTTGAGCACGGCCGGCAGGGGCTCGAAGGTCGGGACGGGAGGCGGCAGGCCCGGCACAAAGATCAGCGGCGGGCGCTCGAGCAAGAAGGGCGGCTCGCGCCGGCCCAGGGCCGGCCAGTGACGCAGCGCGTTCACCCACGGCCCAACGATGGGCGGTACCTCGACGACCAGCGGCAACCGGAAGAAGTACGGGGTCTGGTCGGGCGCGAGATACACCAGCCACGGCAGCGGCGCCGGCGGCAGGAAGATCCGCTCCGGCGCTGGAAGCGGTGGCCGTGGCGGCTGCGCAAAGACGATCGTGTCGTCGAGGTGGGCGTAGGCACCGCGCAGATTGAATGGCGCCGGGGGGATGGCCAGCGCTTTGCCGCCCGGCTGGATCTCGAGCCGCGCGAGGTACAGCACGGCGTCGCGCCAATCGAGGGCGGCCAGGTGCGCAAGGCCGGCAGCCCACGCCGGGATGTAGGGCGCCGCTTCGACACCTTGGATCAGCGCCGGCCGGACGAGATAGGATGCCGGGATTACGGCGCCGAGAGCCGCCCACAGGACCCCCGGCCGTTCCCACGCGGCCAAGCCGAGCGGCGGCGGGGCTGGCTGCACTTCGAGCCGCGCGAGGTACAGCACGGCGTCGCGCCAATCGAGGGCGGCGAGATGCGCTAACGGTGCCGCCCAGGCGGGCACGTACGGGGCGGCTTCGACACTCCGGCCCACGGATCGCACAAGATAGAGCGCCGGCGTCGTCGCACCGATCGCGGCCCAGCCTTGTCGCTCGGCTTCCCACGGCATGATGAGGGTTGGCAGAATCGGGATGGCGACCTGGTCGAGCCGCTCAAGATAAATCGCTTCGCTACTCGCATTCAGGGATGCCCAGTTGTCCAGCTCCTCAGCCCAGGGCGGCGGGATGAACACTGGGTCGGACACCTTGATGAGCCGCAGCCGGAAGCTGTAGTACGCCTCGTCGAGCGGCTGGGTTGTCGGCTGCCACTGCCCGAGCAGCGGAAAGCCAACCGGCGGCGCGCCGATCTGCAGCGCGCGGGGCAGAACGAGATAGACGACCGGGAGGATCGCATTGAGCGCCGCCCAGTCCTCGACCTCGGCCCACCACGGCGGGATGAGCGGCGCCGGCGGCGGCGGCGGGAGTCGGGGCAGCTCGAACTGCGCGAAGATCGCATCGGCGGCAGGCGGGTCGTAGCGATGGGGCCACCACTGCTCGAGCCGCGGGAAGGGGTACGGAATGGGCGGGAACTTGCCGCCGGGCTGCACCTCCGGGTCGACGAGAAAAACGACGGGCACCGTAGCGCCTTCGGCGGCCCAGTGAGCCGCTTCGACTTCCCACGGCGGCACGTACCGAATGGCCGCGTCCGTCACCGGCTGGAGCAGCCGCGGGGGCACCTGCTGCGCCTGAGCCTGCGGGTACTGCCGGTAGACCTGCCCATACCCGTAGGCCCCGGAGCCCGCGTGCGCCACCTGGACTCACCCGACCTCGAGCACGTCCAGGACGGCGTTGACGGTCTGCGCCGGCGGCGCCACCGGCACTTTCAGCGCCGTGATCCCGGCGCCGACCGTCGTGTAGCGCTCTTCCGGCACCGGCAGATACAACCAGCCGTTCTGCCAGTTGAACGAATCGGGGTAGAGGATCGCCCCGGCCGTCCCCAGCACCGTGCAGAGCCCGCGTACCGTGCCACCGTAGGCCGTGTCGTCAGGATCCGCCGGACTGGCGACCGGCAACGCGACGTTGGTCCCCGCGGTCGTCTGCCGGAGGATCTGCACCGCCTGCTGGGCGCTTGTGGTGTTGCCCTGCTGCGAGAGCGTCGACCGGGTGATAATCACCGCGCGGTTCGTGTGGGCGCTCGTTTCGATGACCGCCGTGATGGCCGCCGTCAGCGCGCCAGCCGTCAGGGTGATGGAGTAGGCGCGCATCTAGGCAACCCTCCGAATGGCGACGCCGACGTGCCCGCAGTCCCCTGCTTGGCAGTGGAACCCAGGAATCGCGGCACCGTACTTCTCCTCCGTCTCGTCGAACGCGACGAGCGCCGGGGACCCGCACTTCGGGCACTGCACCCGCGCCTCGTGGGGTTCGGGGGAAAGGATCCCAGACTTCCCGAGGATGACTTGGCCGGTCGGCTTCCCGCCCGGTCCCAACTCGACCTCGGGGGTCTCGTCTACATCTGGCCTAAACCGCATACTGCCTCCTTGATCGAGGAGCCGTCCCTACATCCGATACACGGCCTGCTGCGTCAACTCCTGCGGCGCCGACCGCGGCGGCGACGGCAACGGCGTGTAGGTGATAACGATAATGCCAGCCTTGCCCGCCGCCCCGGGTCCGCTGCTGCCCGCCGTACATCCGCCCCCGCCCCCGCCTGCTCCGTACAATCCCGACGTGCCGCCGGACTGGGGTAGCAAACCGTTCCCTCCACCGCCACCCCCACCCGCGCCGGCACGCGCCCCACCCGGATTCGAGGTCCAGACGGTCCCATTGCCGCCCGTACCGCCGTTCGCGACGCCACCTGCCCCCCCGCTGGCTGTTCCGCCCGCCCCGCCCGCGCCGCCGGTGGTGGTCGAACCGTTCGCGCCGGCCGTCCCGGCTGCGGTCGTCCCGCCTGCGCCACCACCGCCCCCGCCGCCGGCTGCAGACGCCGTGACGGCTGTACCCCCTGCCCCCCCATTGCGCCCCGTTCCGCCGGTCCCGCCCGTCCCGCCAGCTCCGCCGGCGGCGCTCGATGATCCTGCGCCGCCCTTGGCGACAAGACTCGTGGTATTCCACGTCGTGTCGCCGCCAGCCGTCTGAGCGGGCCCGCCGGCGCCAATCGCGTATGGGATTGAGGACGCGGCGCCGGGGTTGAAGTTCGTGATCTTTCGGTTTTCGCCGCCCCCCCCCCCCCCCCCC